CAATAATGCAACTCTTACAGGACGCTCGGCGCAACCTGTTGCACGCCTCGCCATCAAGGCGGGAAAGACAACGGAGCGCAAGTCGATCGACCTGACTGAGCTGAAAAAGCAGATGCGAGCAATGGCTCGTGACGCTGCGCTAAAGAATCTCGGTCGCTAATAGCGGCCGGCAAGTTAGGAGAACACAATGTCTGAAGAGTTCCTCTCGGCAGACGCGGTGAAGGATATCGTTAAGGATGCAGTGAGCGAGGCTGTTAAGGCCGTGAACACTGTTTCTGACCAAGATCGTCCCGCAGCTGTCAAGAATGTAAACATCACAAAGCGCGCCTATGGTCTTCCAAAGGTAGGCAACGCCATGAAGGCATCCTTCCGTGGAAACTTCAAGGGCGCAGAGTACGAGCGCGACTTCTCAGCCGCCGCTGCCGAAGTATTCGGCTACGGCGACCTTGAGAGCGGTCGCTCCATCGTCTGGCCAAAGTCCATCGACGAGGCGATTACCGTCCTCGAGGCGATGGGTGAATCCAAGCACGCTGACCTCGTCCATGCCGCTAAGGCAATGGCCGAAGGCACAACCGGCGCAGGTGGTGCGCTTGTGCCACCACAGTACCTGCAGGAAGCATTCGCATATGCGTTGGTTCCGGGCATCGTTGTCCGCAACCTTCCAGGGATTACCGTCATGCCGGTCAAGACCGGTACGACTGTGTATCTCCCACGCGAAGATGCACGAGCAGGTGCCGCCTCAACAGCTGAGGCCGGCGCACTCACAGGTCAGGACGTGACCTTCGCGCAGCAGTCCATTACGCTGAAGAAGCAGTATGGCTACCGCGTGTTCTCGAACGAGCTCCTCGCCGATGCTGATCCTGCATGGGGTCAGTTCATCACGAAGACGCTTCTTCGCGACGTCGCTCTTTATCAGGACGCTCAGTACCTCGAGGGTGCCGGCACCGGCAACTTCGTCACTGGGTTCTCAGCCTATGGTTCAACCACGACCGGTCCAGTTCCTGGCACGGTAGGGGCATCAACCAACGGCGGCACGATCACCTTGGACAACATCATGGATGCGATCTACAATCTTCGCGCCGTGAATGTCGAGCCACAGCAGGGTTCAGGATTCTTCATCATGCACCCACGCACGCTCAACACGCTGACCAAGATCAAGGACACGACCGGTAACTATATCGTGTCGAACTTCCAGGGATACAATGCTCCGTCGGTATTCGGCGGCCAGCTCCCAGGAAGCAATGGACCGAAGGCGCTTCTCGCAGGCGTACCGGTCTACTTGACCTCGCAGATTGGTATCGCGAACACTGTTGGTACGTCCACGGACTGCTCCAACATCTATGTTGGTGACGCCAGCAAGGTCATTGTCCTGGAGCGCCAGGGCATCGAACTCGCGTTCAGCGATCAGGTTGGGTTCGCCAACGATCAGAGCGCGTACCGTGCAATCGGCCGTTCGGCTATCGCCGTGACGCAACCGACCGCACTCGAAGTCATTCGAGGCGTACGCGCCTAGTTGACTGCCTAGCGATAGGCAATCCCGCCGCCTCCCAGTTCCAGTGAGGGCTGGGAGGCGGCACTAACCCACACGAAAGGAGACAACATGGCAGCATACGGCAGCTACGCCACACTTGCTACGGTCAAGGCGCGGCTCGGTATTCCTTCCGCAGATACCACTGACGATGCCGAGATCACAGTTGTCTGCAATCAAGTCAACGGATATATTGAATCGTATACCGGCCGGCCTATCTGCAACCTTGGCACGGCGACATACACCTATGACGGATATGAGGCGCTAGATAACCGCGTACTCTTCATCGCACGAGGACTCCAGAGCGTGAGCCAGCTGCAGACGGCCACGTACACCGGCGGATCGTTCTCTACGGTGCCAGCTACGGACTACTTCCTCCGGCCAAGCGACCAAGAGCTCGACCCCGGTTGGCCGCACACGCAGCTGGTCATGACGAATGTACCGAGCGCGAATAACTTCTCTCCACTATTCTACGACGGATATGATACGGTACGCATCACTGGAGTATGGGGGTATGCGACGATCCCAGAAGAAATCCACGAGATTGCACAAGTGATGGCAGTACGCGCATGGACAGCGCGACAGGCCGGTCAGACCGACCAGATTGGCGTGAGTGAACTCGGTCAACCGGTGATCAGCCGCACGCTCTCGATCCGAGATCGCGAGACCCTTGGCCGCTATAAGTTGAAGCGTACGGCGAAGATCTAGATGCCGTACCGCATTCGGAAGGCCGGCGGTACTAAGTGGGGAGTCTATAAGCGTGACTCCGGAGAGCTGGTAGCGCTACACACATCGCGCCGGCTAGCCGAGGCGCAGTTCCGGCTACTCGAGATGATGGCGCACGAGGAAACGAAAGCGCTGACCTTGAAGGCGTGGGCTACGAAGCACGGAGACCATGACCAGTCCGATCACGGCAACAGGGACGGCGCTGGGTACACGCCGCGAGATAATGGCGTAGAGTTGCGATTAACCTCAGCTCAGCGCGACTTTATCGCTGGCCGAGAACAGCAAACTGATGGCCAGCGCAGGACTTGGGATCACGTGGCTGCTCAGTTGCGTGACAACCCATCAAGTCTCAATGTGGACGCTGATGACCTGAACGAGCTGCGCGCAGTAGCCGAAGATGAAGCCGATATCCACCGGTTCTCAGATCGTGGCGAGTACAGCGCCGGCGAAAGGGCTATAGTGCGAGGACTGATCTCCAAGATTGATTCTATGGAGCGACGCCTTGGCAAAAAATACTATAAGCATGCGGATCACGATCAGTCCGATCATGGGAACAGAGACGGAGGTAGTGTTGCAAATGCCACTTCTGGCAAGGCCGGCGCTTCTATGGCTGCGTCAGCTGCTCGCGCCATATCTGAGTAAGGAGGCAAAGTATCCATGCACGACATGGAAAGCGACAAGATTGACACCGCTACCCTGATCAAAGCGGCAGAAGAAAGCCACGACGCAGCATCTCAGCACCAGCGAGACTTGATTGCGAAATACGGAGACATCGATAAAGCTAGGGAAGGAGCTACGCTAGAAGAGAATCGCGTCACTGCCGGATTGCAAATGATGAATGGAATCCTAGGGGAAGTAGACGAGAACGGCGGAGAGGGATTAGGTTCCATTGTCACTACGCACACGGCTGACGGCCTAGTTTCAGGAGCTGCCAAAGTGGCCTTCGACGAAGACAATGGCGCATTCCGAGTATTGCTTCTAGGAACGAACGGACTGCAATCTGGAGCTGGGAGTGCGCTCATGGGCGCTATCTTTGAAGCGGCGGCAAACTATGGGCCGGGAGCCGGTGTGATTATTGACTCCCCGATGATCGATGCGAATAAGTTCTACGAGAGAATCGGATTCGACACCAGGAATGCTCGTGGTGGCGATTTAAGTTTGGAAGCGAGTGAAGTGGCCGCATGGTACGACAAATACATTGAAGAGTCAGGAGGGGGGTCGGAATGAGCGAACTAGATTGGGATGCGGAGATCAGCCCAGAGATGAAGAAGCGGCTGCAGGAAATCATGAAACCAAAGGATGGCCAGCGGATACGAGTAGTTCAGGAGCCAGAAAAGAGCGATAATAAGAGGACTGCGCCGAAGAAGTAGGCGCTCTGGGGAGGCAATAATGCGTATCGCATGGATGAGCAATGCTCCGTGGACTCCGACCGGCTACGGACAGCAGACAGCAGAAGTGACGCCGCTACTTAAGAAAGATGGGCATGAAGTAGCTATTCTCGCGAACTACGGCCTCGCGGGAACGATTAGCGACTGGAACGGCATACCGGTCTACCCGCACGGACTCGAGTCCTACTCTAATGACCTCGCGCCGTATCAGGCGCAGGATTGGACTCACAAGAATGCGGCCGGTTGGACTATCAGCCTATACGACAGCTGGACATTCAATGGCCCAGGGTACGAGGACTTGAACATAGCGGCTTGGACTCCGGTTGACCATAAGCCGATGCCGCCTAAGGTGCTGGAGTTCTTCAATCGCGGCAAGGGTCACCGGCTCTCGATCGCGATGAGCCGATTCGGCGAGCAGGAGATGCTGGAAGCAGGGCTCGCGCGAGAGCGAGTATTCTACGCTCCGCATTCGGTGAACACGCAGATCTTCAAGCCGACCCCTTCTACTATTCGCAAGGATCTCGGCATCCCAGACGACGCGCACGTCACGATGATTAATGCGGCCAACAAAGGCAATGTGCCGATCCGTAAGTGCTGGCCGGAGATGTTGCTTGCTTGGAGGATCTTCGCAGATAAGCACGAGGACGCATACCTATATATTCACTCCGAGGAAGTAGGAGTAGCGAACGGATTCAACATTCCGCGCTACTTGGATTCTATCGGCGCACCAAGAGACCGAGTTCGAGTAGTACCACAGTACCAGTATAAGTTGGGTCTGCCAAATACCGTGCTGGCAAACTTATATAGCGCTTCTGATGTGCTACTCTCTACTTCGCGAGGCGAAGGATTCGGCGTGCCAGTGCTAGAAGCACAAGCATGCGGGATACCGGTTATCGTGACGAACTGGACTGCTCAGATCGAACTAGCCGGCGTAGGATGGCGCGTCGAAGGGCAGCCAGAGTGGGACGAACACCAGCTGGGCTATTGGAAAGTGCCGAGCATCGAACTGATCGTTCAGTCGCTCGAAGAGGCCTATGCGGCACGGAAAGATAAGGAACAGTGGGCTGAAATCCAAGAGAGCTCCGTTCGCTTCGCAGCCGATTACGAGACGAAGACGGTATACGATAAATACTGGCGACCGATTATATCTCACATGCAAGGGCTGTCCAAAGATCAGCCGCTGATGCCGAACCGAGAACAGCGGCGAGCGGCAGCTAAGAAGCAAAAGTAAGGAGCGAAATGTCGTATAACGATTCAGCAGTAGCAGAAGCGATCGCGCAGCGAGTTGCACTCATCACGGTGCCGGCCGCCGTTCCTGCGATTCGGGGAGCTACGAGTACACCTCCTGACGTGCTGCAGGTGCTTCCTTATGCCATCGTTGTGCCGGGTCAAGACAACATCACTTACGGCGCGGCCGCAAAGATCACCTCAGTTCAGTTCACGGTACGCTTGTACCTAGGTTCACCGACGGACTTCGCTCGCCGGTTCCCGGCGCTGCACGCATATCGCTCCGCGTTGCGGGATCAGTTCCTGCAGGACGTGACCCTCGGTGGCCTAGTGGATCAGGCCAGTGTTATCAGCACGACGATCGGCCAGGATCAATATGGATCCAATGACTTCGTCGTAGTAGAAGCAGTAGTAGAAGCAACAAAGGGAGAAGCATATGACAGCGCAGCCTGATACGCGGGTTCTAGTTTCCTTCGTGGCAGGATCGCTGCCAGAGGGCGACTTCATGGATAGCCTTCCAGCTGACGGTAGTCCCGTACTATTGCCGGCCGATCAAGCGAAGGCACTCATCAACGCAGGAGTAGCTAAGGTTGCAACGGCAGCCGCTCCGGTGGCAAAAACAGCCGCTCCAGCGGCGCAAGTAGTCGCTGAAAGCGACGCAAAGGAGAACGAATAATGGCAACCGCATCTGCGGGTAATATCCTATTCAGTAAGCTAGTCGCTTACTCTGAGGCCACCGCAGGGACGATCCCTACGGCGAACTTCTCAAACGCAGCTAAGGGTAGGAAACTGCTGATTCAGCCAACCGGCTATATTACAGTTGGAACTACACTCGAGCTGGGAAGCGATCGCAGCGTCGCGCTCCGCAATCCACTAATCGCGACTACCGCTACCGTTGTCAGCACCGAACCGACAGCATCTGTTACGGTTCCTGCAGTCACGGCAGAAGAGTTGGCAATCTGGCTCTCTATGGGCAAGACTGTCACGGCTGGTACAGTTTCAGCTGGGCTGTTCTCATGGGATTACGACTACAGCATGACTACTGCCAACAGCCCAACGACGTATACGCTTGTCGCGACTGACGGCATGCAGGCATATACGCTGAACTATTCCCTGACCGATAACATCACGATTAATGCTGACCGAAATGTACTCACGTCCCTCTCGGCCTCCATCTTCTCGCAAGCTATCGGCAAGACGAGTTCGACGACATCAGAGGCCACCCCTGCTTCGCCATTCCTGGCAGGCCGGCTCTGGAATCTGTATACGCATACTTCGTTCCCTGGAACGGCGGACGGATCCGTGTATAGCTACCTGCTTGACTTCAGTCTGTCGAACTTCTCGACCGGCAACATGAAGCAGGCATACCTGAATGGAACTACTTCGTTCAGCACGAACGCAGAATCAGGTCCATTCGGCGGAGAGCTGCAGTTGACCGTATCGGCGACTTCGTCAGCTGTTTCGACTTGGTATGACAAGATGCAGTCAGCGCTACCGCAGTACGTGCGATTGTCGTGGACTAACGGCACGCAGGACATTCAGATCCTTGCTGCTATTGTACCGACCGAAGTCCAGCCTATCGGATCTTCCGAAGACGGCCTGACTACGTACGCTATCACCGGTACGCTGGTGTATGACCCGACTTCGTCGAAGTCGCTCCGCATCGTGATCAAGAACGCAATCAACGCGCTGCCGTAAGCAGCTAAGTTAAGGAGGTAGAGAAAATGAGTGAGAACAAGAAGTACCGGACTGTGACCATCAACCTCGACGGAGAGTTTGAAGGCCAGTCTGCGGAGATGCGCGCCGACGGAATCTCGGCGCGCATCTTCGTCGAACTATCAAGCAACTCAGTTGAACGCCAGATGAATGCACTCGCTAACCTGATCCTATCCCATTCCTTGAAGGATGCGGAAGGAAATCCGGTAGAGGATGTGCTCGAAGCGCCACTAGATGCTCTAGTAGCTGTTATGGGCAAGTGGGGAGACGCAGTAGCAGCACTCCCCCCGCGATAAGGTCAGACGCCGTGAGGCTGGCGCTTGGCCGTAGTATCTCGCCTCATCCACTTATCATGTTCCACTTAATCGGTAAGGAGTTCGGTATCCCGCCGCACGAGGTTGCGGAATGGGAGGCCGGCGATGTGATGCGTACCTTCATGCTGATGAACGATCTCGCACCGAAAGGAAACTAAGTGCCGGCTCTAACTAAAGACTCGATCAGTATCGCTGGCGACTGGGGAGAGCTCAAGAAGATCGGTATCGCACTATCATTCATGGAAGACAAGGGAGCTGCTAACCGCATGCTGAACTTGGCATCTTTGAACGCAGCGCGTACCTTCGTCCCTAAGTTGAAACAGGCTGCTCCTGGACCGGGCGGCGGACAAGGGTACGCTACCGGACGGCTACAGAAATCTATCTCTGCACGCCGCGCAAAGTACAACTGGCCAGGTGCCGTAGTCGGCATCAAGGCCGGTCAAGCGCGAGGAGATAAAGCCGGCGCATGGTATCGCTGGTTCTACACTACCGGTACTACTCCTCATCAAATCAAGCCGTACGAAGGCACGAAAGCACTCAAGACCAAATACGGATTCCGCAACTCAGTCCAGCATCCAGGCTGGCGCGGCAATAACTTCGTAGACCGAATCACAGATAAAAATGCTGCCAACATCGAAGAAGCGCTGACAGCATTCCATAATACAGTACAGAGCTCCCTTAATGATGGCCCATTCCGCAATACTATATTGCGCTATAAGCGGAGGTAGTAAATGGCACAGCAAGGTCAGGTGAACTTCGTCGTCACAGCGCGTGACGCTGCCTCCAAGGTTCTCAAGAACATTCAAGGTTCTATCAAGTCGATGGCTAAGACATTCCTCGCTATCGGCGCTGCCGCCAGTGCAGCTGTTGCCGGCATCACGAAGTACGCGAAGGCGGCCGTAGGTGCGGCCATCGCAGATCAGGCCGCTAATGAGCGAATGATCTCGGTACTTAAAGCGCGTGGGCTCGCCACCGAAGACAACCTTGCGCTTATTGAAAAACAGATTGGACTCAACCAGAAACTAGGGTTCACCGACGACCAAACTCGCTCATCTATTCAGACGGCGACTCAGTTCACAAAGAAGTTCACTGATGCGCTGGAAGTCTCGAATGTAGCACGGGATCTAGCTGCCGCTAAGAACATGTCGCTCGATCGGGCTACAATGCTCGTCGGGCGAGCATACGCTGGCCAAGGTGGCGCGCTGAGGCGACTAGGCATCGACTTGTCCAAGGTTGGCAATGCGCAAGACTTCAAGACCAAGAAAGACAAGGATGGCAATCTCGTTATGGCCAAGAGCGGTAAGGCGCTCACTGGCTATATCGGAGGGATGAAGGCACTTACCAAGATTACCTCATCTTACGGCGGAGTTGCCGAGAAGATGTCGAAGACCACCGAGACTCGTATTCATGTCTTGAAGGATACCTTCTCAGAGCTGCAAGAATCTGTCGGATACGCGATCGGTGGGGGAAATGATCTTCCATTCTTCACGGAGATTCTGGACGCGGTACAGCCATTCGTGGAGCAGGTATCCCAAACTGTAAAAGATAACCTGCCAACAATCACTTCCTATTCTCGTGAGTTGAAAGACAAGATCATCGCGAATCTTCCTAAGATGGCCGCTTGGTTAAAGATCAACCTGCCGCTTATGCTCACAAAGGGCAAGGAGCTCGTGAATACCGTCAAGGACGGCGTATTGTGGCTGATCGACGCGCTGAGCTCGACCGGTCCGGTCAATGCTGCGATCGTGGCGCTTGGGGCTAAGTTCGGAGGCTGGAAGGGCGCTATCGGCGGCGTATTCACTGCCGCATTCAGTTCCTTGAAGTTGGATCCGATTACTTCTGCCGTAGCGGGAGCGATTGCCGGCGGAATCACCGGTTCGATTGTAGAGATCGCGATTCAATCATTCACGAAGAAGATTGTCGCGTCGTTAACCGGAGCAAAGATCGCAGAGAAAGTACTAGGGGGGGCTACTAGCGTAATCCCGGCCGGTGTTACTGGTGGCCCAGCCATGGCGCAAGCGGCCACTGCTGGAGGAATCAGCACTGCTGGACTCGGCTCGATGATCGCAGCCGGCCTTGGTGTTGGTGCAGTCATCGCCGCAGCTGTCGGCGTGAGCAAGCTAATCTATGACGCATTGTACACTTCGGCAGAACAGAAAAAGAATCAAGAAGCGAACTACGCCAAGACGCAGGCAGCTATCGCGAATGTTGGCGCAGAGGCTGCTACTACCGCAGCTGGCGGAACATACGGCGGTGGAGGCTACACCGGCGTAGGCAAGAACTCTCCTTACAGCTATCTCGGATCGCAGTCTACGATGGAAACCCCTAAGGCCGAAGTAAAGAATACTGTGATCATCAGCGCGAAGGCATTGACGAGTACCATCAACACGACGCTAGGAATCCAGTATCGGGTAGCAGGACTTACACGCAACGGAGGGAGGTAAACCATGGCGACCGCGCCATTCCAACTCTGGGTAGATATCCCTAGTATCTCTGCTATCAGCAGAGCCGGCACTACGGTGACTGTCAATACGAGCTCTGCGAACAGCCTCGTGACTGGTCAATACGTCCAGATTGAAGGGTACACTAGCACCGGTACCGCGCTGAACGGCGTATATCAAGCGACCGTAACAAATGGTACTACCTTCACGTACAGCACGACCACGACTGGAACCCTGTCAGTAACAGGCACGGCGCTCCTTCCAGGGGTAGCCTCACAGGACTTGCTCAATCCGCTAGTGAACTACGGTACTGCTTCTCGGCAGGCCGCGCTATATGTTGACTTGGAATCAATGTCCATGAGTTCAACCGGCGACGGCACATCCAGCTCGATGTCGTTCCAAGTACATCAAGACCAGACTCCGGCGGCCGGTCCATGGTTCAATCTTATCCCTGATCAGGCGCGAGTTCGGCTATCCAAGACTAATACTGCCACTGCGCCGGCGGATGGAGATCTATACTTCATCGGTACGATAGCACTGGTCTCAGGAGAAGTCACAGACTCAGGTCAAGGAACTCATACTACGGTCAATGTAGAGGAAGTCAATGCTATCCTCGATCGACTAGTAGTCACCGGTTCTACTATTACTGCGCAGCCTCCGCTATGGGACGGCGGTGGGTTTATCCGAACTGCCGGCTCGGTAGTCACAGTGACAACAGACCGAGATCACGGATTCTTCGTCGGCGGAACGATATCGGTGCGTGGTGTTATCAATACCTTCGCTTCGGGTAACTTCAATACCACATCTACCACGATAGCCACAGTGCCATCAGCCAGCACCTTCACATACATCAGCACCGGAACCAACGGAACGGCGGATCTTTACTTCACTCCGAATGCTATCGCTTGGCAGGGCTCTTCGTTGCAGAATCTCAAGATCACCTTCACGAATCCGCACGGACTCACGTCTGGGGATAGTGTGACCTTACAGAACTTCAGTGGCACTACGCCTAACTGCACTGGCCTGCTGAATAATATGTTCACGGATTCGAACATGAAAGTACTCACCACTACCACAATACAGATTACGCTTGCTAGTCCAGTAACGAATCAACAGACGCTTACTAAGGGTCAAGTAAAAGGATCTCCGAGGATTGTACCGCTAGGAACTGGAACTGCGCAACAGAACTTCCCCGTGATCGGGGGAGTGAGTGAGGACGCAGCT